ATCCGGAATGGCTCTTTGAACGATCCTGGAATGAACACCCTCATCCAAATTTAAGAAAATTTACAAGCAAGGGTTTAAGTGCAGATTATAAAAAATGCAAGGCTTCATTCTTTAAAATTATAGAAGACGAATTCTATAATCCATATAATTTAAAAATCATAGATGCAGAAAGATGGTTTGAGATTGAACTACCTGGACCAGAATGGGAAGTTAAAAAGGATGGCAAGACAAAACAGTTGGCGGTAAGGGGCTACATGGATCTGATTCACGAATTAAACGAAAACACTATAGAGATAGTAGACTATAAAACTGGTTTGAGAAGTAGTCCATTTGACCCGACGACCATGGACTTTTATGGTTTAACTAAAAAGCTTCAAGCAAAAATTTATTTTATGGCATCCAAAATACTATTACCACAATATAAGAATTGTATTGTAACCTTTTATTATACCGGGGATGGGCCGACAACCATTGGTTTATCAGATGAAGAATTGCCCCAAATTTTAAGTCAACTTTTTAGTATATTTCAACAGATTAAGGGAGACTCTTTAATAAAACGAAACAGAAGTTGGAAATGTAAATTATGTCAATTTTCAAAAAATGATATTTGCGACAAGGTGTGGGGGGAACTTAATACAATGGGGGAGAGATACGTTAAAAATAAATATCATAATATTAACATAGGAGATATTAATAATGGATAATAAAAATATGTATTGCCCATTACACTGTCATTCATTTTATAGTTTGTTGGACGGTCTCTCTAGTCCAAAGAAAATTGTTGAAAGATGCAAAGAAATTGGCTCTCCATGCGCGACACTTACAGATCACGGTAATATTGCTGGTTGGGTTGAACTTCAAAAATCATGCAAGAAATTTGGTCTTCGGCCAATTTATGGAATAGAATTATATATATGCAAACAAGATCCACTAATAAAAACTGTTGAAAATAATAAAAGATACCATCTAACTGTTCTTGCAAAAAATCAAACAGGAATTATCGACCTAATGAAACTTGTTAGTGAAAGCAATAGACCAGATTATTTTTATAGAAAGCCGAGATTAGATTTAGAAAATATTTCAAATTTTTCTAAAAATGGAAATCTTATTTGTCTTTCTGGATGTTTGGCGGGAGAATTATCTGAAAATTTATTTACAGATCTTAAACAAGCTTGTTTATGTGGTGCTGATCCTAACAGACTAGAAGAATGTAGAAAATTACTTAAACCAAATTGGAAAAATATTACATCCGAAATTATTGAAAAATATCAAATAGCTTTTGGAAAAGAAAATTATTTTATAGAACTTCAAACCGAAGATATGATAGCGCAAATAGTCACAGTAGAATGTTTAAGAGAAGCAGCCAAAGCATTAGATATACCAACAGTAGCTACTTTGGATAGTCATTATGCGTGTAAAGGAGAAGCAGAAGATCAAAGAATACTTTTGTATTCACAAATGCATACATCAGCAACAGAACAAGAAGCCATTATACAACAGGGTGGTGATACAATGGCTTTCTTTTATCTAGATACATTTTATATATTTTCATACGAAGAAATGGCAAAACATTACACAAAAGAAGAAATTGAACAAACCCTTGTAATTTCTGATATGATCGAATCAACAAACTTAGGAAGAAAACCGTGTTTACCAAAATATAAAACACCAAATGAAATTTCGTCTGATGATTATTTAAAAGAATTGTGTATACAAGGGGCCAAAAATAAATTAATAAATTTGCCAATAGAAAAAAAGAAAATTTATTGGCAAAGAATTATTAAAGAATTGTCTGTTATTAAAGAAGCGAAACTTGCGGATTATTTTCTGATAGTTTACGATGCCTGCAAATTTGTTGATGAGAATAATGCGCCAAGAGGAAAAGGAAGAGGCTCTGGTGCAGGATCTCTAGTTAATTATTTATTGAATGTAACTCAAATTGATCCTTTGGAATATGACCTATACTTTGAACGTTTCTATAATCATGGTAGAAATCAACCAGATCGTGTATCTTTTGATGAATTATCTTTTGATGATTTTATACAGGATTATTATAAATAGTGATAAAAAACAATAAAATATCCGGTATTTATAAAATAACGTGTAAGAAAACTGGCAAATTTTATATAGGAAGTAGTGTAAATATAAATAAGAGATTAAATGAACACAAAAGAATATTACGACAAAATAAACATTCAAATAAATATTTACAAAATACATGGAACAGATACAGGGAACAAAACTTTAGATTTGAAATTATTGAAATAATTCATGACATTTCTCAATTATTAATAAGAGAACAGTGGTGGTTGGATAATACTAAATGTTATGATGAAAAAATAGGATTTAATAACTCTATTAATGCCATGGCCCCAAATACTGGAAAATTTATAGATTTAACAGGAAAAAAATTTGGAAAACTTATTGTTAAAAAAAAATACAAAGTTATAAAATAGAGGATTTAAAGTGGTTGTGCGAATGTGATTGTGGAAAGATAACAATAAAAATGGGTCGTTCTCTTAGGACCGGCCACACAAAAAGTTGTGGGTGTTTACAAAAAGAAGTTTTATCTAAAATAGGGAAATTAAATGCAACACATGGACATAATAGAGTTAACAAACAATCAAGAACACACCACATATGGACGGGAATGAAAAGAAGATGTAATAATCCCAATGATTTGGCCTATAGAAATTATGGCGGACGAGGAATCATTGTTTGTGAAAGATGGTTGAAATTTGAGAATTTCTTCAAAGATATTGGTGAGATTCCAGAAGGAAAAGAATTAGATAGAATAAATAATAACGGAAATTATACTCCAGATAATTGCAAATTATCTACACGGAAAGAACAAACAAGAAATAGGCGTACGAATCATTTATTGAAATATGATGGAAAAGAATTATGTTTTGCTGAATGGGAAGAAGTTTCTGGTATAAAACAAGCCACTATTCGTTATAGAATAAAATTGGGATGGTCAATAAAAGACGCTTTGACTAAACCCGTACAAAAACATAAGATTAATAAAGAAAGTAAATAAAATGGAATTTCGTGAATTTATAAAAGATAAAATCAATAAAGAAAAATTCAAGCAAATCAAAAATAATAAATTTTTTAAATTAGAGGTTGATATATTAAAAATTAAAAAAATACAAAAATATTATGAATATATAATTGAAAACATAGAATTAAAAAAAGAAAATTCAAAAAACAGTTATGTTATGTGGTTAATAGATAAAGTTGAGAGCATAGATTTAAATAAACCGCCACTCATTGTTCCAGGACATATATCATTACCTGACGTAGATTGTGATATCGGAGTCGTCTTTAGAGAAAAAGTTGTTGAATATTTAATTAATAAATGGGGTGAAGATAAGGTATCGCAAATGGTTACTTTTGGCAGACTTCAAGGAAAAGCCGCTCTTAAAGAAGTTTTTAGGGCACAACCAGATTTGGTAAAACATTTAATGAAAGTTAAAGCAATAAAAGAAGGTAAAAACATAGAAGAAATCTCTACAACCCCATTTGATCTAGTAAATGAAATTACTAGTTTGATGCCAGACGAAGCTTCAATTATAGATGATTTACAAAAAATACGCGAAGAAACAGAAAATCACGATTATGGAATTTTAAATTGGTCAATAGATAATATAGATAAAGTTAAAGAATATTATAATTGGTACAAACCCCTCTTTGATCAAAGTATGCGCCTTGAAGGAACAAAAAAGAGCCAATCCAAACACGCGGCGGGCCTCGTTATAGCAGATATACCAATTAGTGAATTAGTACCTCTTGTTTATGACCCAAAGAATAAAACAAGAATTGTTGGTTTGGAAATGGGGAGCGCCGAAGCTCTCGGATGTGTTAAGTTCGATTTTCTTGGAGTTGTTGCTCTCGACAAAATGTGGTTGTGCCAAGATTTAATTAATGGCATAGAAGATAAAGTAAGTATACAAGAGGGAATAGAGGTTGATGAGTAATAAATTTATTGATTTAACTGGACAAAAATTTAATAGATGGTCTGTTCTTGAAAGAACAAATAATAAACAGGGTAGGTCCATGTGGTTATGTAGAT